AATGTCGTGGGACGGTATGGCACGACGACATAAACAAAAACAATGAAAATCTCCGAAATCATCGAAATCGTCGCGGCAGAAATGGACGTTGACCCAGCACTTGTGACTAGCAAGACGCGAGTGCAGGCAGCAGCAGACGCTCGCGCAGTCGTGCAGGCTGTCATGCGCGATCGAGGCTGGACATACGCTCGGATCGGGCTAGTGTTCAGTGCCGGTCATGACGCAGTCTGGAACAACTGCCGCAAAATCGAGCAGGCGCGAGCCATGATAAAAGCTTACGATGCGGCAAAGACCGCGCTAACAATCTCCCAGCCGAGTGGCTGACGGGAACTAATGCCTCTAGACCTCGCAATGTTCAGGCGCGAGGCTAGGGGCGAACTCGCAACATTTGACGCTTGCCAAGCGCTCAGATTTCTGTATGTTGCTTCCGTGACCACTACCACGGTTCATGCCATTGTTGGCAAACTCTACATGCTCGGCATCGGAATAAGCGAAGCGCAAATCTTCGTCATCACCGATGGGAAAACCATGCGCGAAATCGCCACGCAAGCCAAAGCAAGCTTGGTTTTTGTCAACAATAAGATCTGGAGCCTGACTCAAAAGGGCTACATCGCCAAGCGAGCTGGCAGACCTTCGACATACCACCTGACCGCAGCAGGAAAGCGAGCAATCGCCGAACTGACCAGCGCAGAATCAACGAGATGAACTTATTCCTCCAAGCAATCGAAAACCTTTCACGGCGCAAAGTGACGCCTTCGTGGTTTCGTTGGCGTGAATGGTCGGCGATGGCACCGGCAATACGCAATCGTTCATTTTTCAGCGCCACAGTGACCTCAGCGCGCGTTCTCAACAAAATGCGGAATATGTTGCTGGACTGGCAAGCGGACGCCACAGAGGAGATTGTGGACGTAAATACGGGGCAGACCGTTACAGCCTACAAAGAGACAGGACTCGCCAAGTTCCGCGAGAAGTCGGCAGAGTTTTTGATTCAGGAGGGACTGGCAACACCGGCAGACTACAAAGACCAGAAGATCACCAACGTGATTTCAAACGCTCGCTTACAACTGATTTACAACACCAATCTTGAGCAAGCTTCGACCTTCGCGCAGTGGCAGGGCAGGATGCGCAATGAGGACTGGCTCAATCTCAACCCAGCGGCACGCTTCGTCCGACGACCGGGTGCGCGCATCAAGCGGCAGCGCCATGTCGAAGCCGAGGGCGATGTGAGACGATGGGACGACTACGCCTATTGGCAATTTCAGAACGCAGCGGACATCGGCGGCTTCGACGTTCCATGGGGTCCGTTTGGCTTCAACTCATACATGATCCAAGAGCCGGTCAAACGTGCCGAAGCTGAGCGCCGCGGTCTGGTCAGAAAAGGCGAGCGAGTCAAAGCTCCGAACGTCGCTCAATTCGGCGTTGACCTCGGAAAGCAATTTAACGCTGGAGTCGATGCGAACATTGATGATCTCACGCCCGAACTGGCAAACGAGGCACGGCAGGCGATCACTGACAGGCTCGGACCGCAGGCAATCGGCAGAGACGGCAAACCAACACTCGACGCGCTTAGACAGGCGCTAAGGATGTGATAAACAAGATTTTACCAACAGAAAAAAACACGTCAAGAGAAAACTACGTCATGAAAAACAAACCGAAAATAGAAATACTCAAAACTGACTCACTGATCCCATACGCTCGGAACAGCAGGACGCACAGCGATGCGCAGGTCGCACAGATCGCAGGTTCGATCCGAGAGTTCGGCTTCACGAACCCAGTGCTGATCGACGCGGAGAACGGCATCATCGCCGGTCACGGGCGCATCATGGCAGCGCAGAAGCTCGGACTCGCCGAGGTGCCTTGCATCCGCTTAGATCACCTGACCGAAACGCAGCGCAAGGCTTACGTCATCGCTGATAACAAGCTGGCTCTGAACAGCGGCTGGGATGAGGCAATGCTCGGACTGGAACTGGCAGACTTGCGGGAGTTGGACTTTGATCTTGATTTGCTCGGCTTCGACAACTTCGCAATCGAACAGTTTCTGAACCCACCAGAAAGAAACGACGAAGCGCCTGAATCATCCGGCGGAGAAATCGACGTAGACGGAATGGAGATGGAATGCGCTTGTCCAAAGTGCGGATTTGAATTTGACCCTAAGAAGCCATGAAGACTCCTGACTGCGCATGGCGCCTTGCCGACCTCAAAGATGTGCCACAGAACGGCATCAAAGTGATGTCAACTTTTGCCTGCGGCGGTGGGTCTTCGATGGGCTACAAGCGGGCTGGCTGCTCAATCGTAGCAGCCAATGACATCGACCCAGAGATGGCTTGGCACTACAAGAAGAACCTTAACCCGCCGAACTATTTCCTCTGCCCGATCCGGGATCTACTGACAGCAGACTTGCCGCCTGAGCTTTTTAACTTGGACATCCTCGACGGCTCGCCGCCATGTTCCACGTTCAGCATGGCAGGAAGCAGGGAGAAAGCATGGGGCAAGGATAAGCATTTCAGGGAGGGGCAGGCGAAGCAGGTGCTTTCAGATTTGTTCTTTGACTACCTCGACCTTGTTGAACGGTTGAAACCGAAAGTTGCTATCGCCGAGAACGTCAAGGGCATGATCCTAGGCAACGCCAAGGGCTATACGAAAATGGTGATGGCGCGATTCAAAGAGATCGGATACCGGCCACAGCTTTTCTTGCTGAATGGAGCCGACTGTGGAGTTCCGCAGCGCAGGGAGCGAGTGTTCTTCTGTGCGGTGCGGGATGACATCGAGGCGCCGCCGTTGAAGCTCGCTCCGAAACATCGATGGATTTCAGCAGGTGAGGCGACGGCCGACGTGCAGGAGCTGACGGCAGCGGAGAAAAAAGATACGAACCCGTCGAATACCTTGTTGAAATGGTGGGACAAAACAAAACCAGACGAACGACTTGAACAGGCGGTCATTCGCAGCGGCGCAAAAGCAGCACTTTTCAACTGGTCAAAACTATCATCAAAAACGCCAGCCAAGTCATTGGTTTCGACGTGCGTTGATATGATTAGTCATTGGAGCGAATGTCGATCACTCACCTTCCGCGAGTGGAAACGTCTTGGAAGCTTCCCGGATGACTACGAGGCAAAGACCGACAAGATCGGAAAATACATGATTGGAATGAGCGTGCCGCCGAAGATGACCGAGGTCGTGGCGCGTGCAGTGATTGATCAATGGCTACAACCAAAAATATGAGTGAGAAACCCAAAAAAGCAGGCAGACCGAAGCTGGAGATTGACGGCGATCTTGTCGAAAAGCTCGCAGGCATCGGCTGTCCAAACAAAGAAATCGCAGCTATCGTGGGATGTTCGGTGGACACGCTCGACCGGCATTTTGCGGACGTAATTGCAAAAGGGCGTGAGAATGGCAAAACCCGACTGCGTAAAAAACAGATTGAAGTGGCGCTCGCTGGCAATGTGACGATGCTCATTTTCCTTGGGAAAAACATGCTCGGACAGGCAGACAAGCAGGAGATTAGCGGACCGGATGGATCACCAGTCATGCAGCTACCGCTTTCCACTGAGCAGGACAAGAACCTTTCTACCCTCGTTGAAATCGCACGAGCAAAGGCGAAGAAATGACCCCGACCGAATTCTGCGTCCGAGTCTTGGGTATTATGCCATACCTTTGGCAGTGCGAAGCCATGGAGTCGGTAGCGATGGAACAGCCGACCAGCGTAGTCGCGGCGAACGGCAGCGGCAAGACGGCGCGCCTTGTGGCACCGCTTGTGCTGTGGTTCCTGCATGAGTTCCCGCGTGGGCAGTGCATATTCACATCAGGCTCGTGGATGCAGATCGAAAAGCAGCTATGGGGCGCCGTCAAAGTCTACCAGCATCGTTTCCCGCATTGGCGATTCATGTCCGAGGAGCTTCGCACGCCCGAAGGTGGCTATGCTTTCGGGTTCTCGACCGACAACTCAGGGCGAGCGGAAGGACATCACCCGAAGATCGGCGGCGATGTCGATCCAGTTTTTCTCATCATTGACGAAGCCAAGACGGTTCCAGACGCAATCTTCGAGGCGTTCGATCGATGCACGCGGAAGTTCGAGCTTTGGGTATCATCGCCTGGAGCGCCGCGGGGTCAGTTCTACGATTCATTCCACAAGAACTCCAGCCTCTACAAGACGATCCGAGTTCCGTCCACAGACTGCGCACACATCAGCGCCGAGAAGCGCGAACTGGATCGCCTGAAATATGGTGAGAGTCACCCGCTCTATCGCTCCAAGCATCTAGCCGAGTTCACCGAGGACTTCGACCGGCTTGTGCTAGCTCCTGACCTTTTGCGCAACGCACTAGACATTCAGCCAAAGCCAGCGCCGTTCGGTGAGGTGGTGGCGTTCTGCGACTTTGCAGCAGGGCGTGATGAAAACGTTCTGGCAATCCGACGCGGCAATCATGCACGCATCGTCAAAGCATGGCAGGAGCGGGACACAGTTCAGGCGGCACGGGAGTTCATACGAATGTTTGAGGCAGAAGGACTAAGCGCTGGGCAAGTCTGGGGAGATGCCGACGGACTAGGCACTGGCTTCTGCGACCAGTTCGCCGAGCTTGGATGGCACATCAACCGCTTCCATGGCGGCAAGCCTGCGAGCGAGAAGGACGAATACGCAAACCTGATTGCGCAGGTCTGGCATGTTGCTAGTCGTGAGCTGGAGCGCGGGAGAATACACGTCGGCGAACTCGATCCAATGACGTTCTCACAGATCACCACGCGGAAAAGCGAGTGGAACGAAACAGGCAAGTTGCGCGTCGAATCGAAGGAAAAGATGGCAGCGAAAAGCATGAAATCACCGGACCGCGCCGACGCATTGCTTGCTTGCATAGCACTCGGCAGTCGCATCAGCGGAGCCATGACGGGAGCAGCATCAGTTACCACATCGAGGAACACATTCGCCAGTCGAACGGTCCGAGGGTTTAACGCTCTGTAATTTTATTGTTGACGCTTGCAAAAAAACAAGTCATTGTTGCGCCGCAATGAAACTAAAAATCAACAAACCAAGTCTACACAGTGAAATTATCGCTTTGGTAAAGGAGCAGATTGAAAATGCAATCAGCAACATAGAAGAGGACGCGCCAGAATGCGCGGATATTTCTAACGCAGAGATGACATTAGGTAAATCAGATGGCAATCTGTCAATGGTAGTAAGAATGTACGACGACAACGGCGACACAGCAATTGTATGCAAGTTTGAAATAGATGAGTTTCTTGACACCGTCAAAGATGACTACTCATACGGAGAAGATGGATGGGGTGAGGAAATGATTGACGACTTGGAGATTCTAAAAGCAAAAATACAAGAAAGAATTGATAGCATGAGAAAAGAAATGGACACAGAGGAATAACGCTCTGTAAATTTGAGCTTGCCATTGGCTGCATTGCGTGCTATTGCCATGCTCACCATGACCGCAGACGAACGAAAGGGCATCGTAGCGCCTTTGCCAGCTTCATACCGCACGCAGGACTATGACCTTGCCAATGTAACACCAGAACAGGTGCGTAGCATTCTGCGCAACGTGCGCACCGGCAAGCTGGAGGATCAAGATCGGCTTTTCCGAATGATGGTCGATTCGTGGTCGCGCCTGCGTAAGTGCATCAACGAAGTCGCTGGAAACGTAACGGCGCTCGACATCGAGATCAAGCCAGGTATTCGCGAAGGTGCCGAGGAGCCAACACCGCAGGCATTGCAGATCCACGAAACAGTCGAACGAGCGCTTGAGTCATACGCGCCACGTCCGAGCCATTGGGAACTCGACACCAAGGGCATGATGAAGGCGCTTATCGACGCCTACGCCAAAGGAATCAGCGTCGTGGAAATCATCTGGCACACCGAGAATGGCATCGTCTCACCACGCTGCTATGCTCCAGTGCCAGCTAAATATCTCGCATATCCATCGGCATCGAATGAGATCGACCGCTTGATGATGGCACCGAACGGCGTGAACTATGACACGCTCATTGACTTCCCGCCCGACAAGTTCCTGATCGCTATCTGGCAGCAAGGAGGCTGTCATCCAATCCATTCTGCAAACCTTCGCGCGCTGACAAAGTTCTGGCTTGGTGCAATCTACGGGCTGGGCTGGTTCATGCAATACGCGCAGCTCTACTCGATCCCTTGGCGACATGCGGAAACCGATGGCAGCGACGAGGCGATGATGAAGGCACAGGAGATGCTGGAGAACATCGGCACCAGCGGCTACGCAGTCACTGGACCGGGTGTGAAGTTCTCCATCATGGACGGCATCAAGGGCGGCGAATCTTTGCCACAGGTCGCGCTCATGAACGAGTCAGACAAAGCCTGCGACATTCTCATGCTCGGACAAACTCTCACCACAGACGTGGGCGACAGCGGAAGCCGAGCGCTTGGCGACGTCCATGCTACAGTGCGCGGCGACATCTTGCAGGCGGTGGCGACATGGATCGGGCAAGTCATCACGACGCAGTTGATCCCTGCCATCGTGCGCATGAACTACGGTGCAGCGATCGCCAGCGAGGACATGCCTTACGCTGAAATCGTCATTCCGAAGCCAAAGGATGAGAAGGCAATCGCAGAGCGCATCAAGATCGTCACGAAGGACATCGGGCTTCCAGTCTCGAACAAATGGATCTACAACGAACTCGGCATTGCTGAACCGCAAGAAGGCGAGGCGCTATTTGGCGAAGTTGAAGATCCGCTTCCGTTGCTTCCTGAAATCACCGAGGCAGCACGCGCTGACATTGACCTGCGTCCGACCGATGACATGGCGAAGGCAGCACAAGACGCACTCGAAATCCGCAGGCAGAAGCCAGCATCACAGCGCGGCATGACTGCGGTTGGCATCGCACGCGCACGGGACATCTCGAACCGTTCTGAGTTATCTGCTGAGACAGTCAAACGCATGGTATCATTCTTCGCACGCCATGAGATCGACAAGAAGGGCGAGACATGGGATGAGAAAGGTAAAGGCTGGCAAGCATGGAATGGCTGGGGCGGCGATGCTGGCAGAGAGTGGGCAAACGCAAAGCTCAAACAGATCGAGAATGACTGATGAACAGATGCGTGAGGTGGCGGGGCAATGGCTCGCACCGATAGATCAAATCCTTGCCGACTTGATCGACAAAAGCTATCGCATGACGGCAGGAGCATTTCAAATCGAAGTTGAGCAAGTCATTGAGCGCATTCCGCAGTTGTTTTTCATGCTAGATAAACGATCGCTTGAAACGTCGCTGGAGAATGAGATCGGCGCGGCAATCGTCAAATCACTGGAGCGCGAACTATGAAGATCACCATAACAGCGACGGGACTTGATCCAGTCAAAGCATCCATAATCCGATTGCAATCGGCATCGGTGCGAAAGATCGCTGTGATGACTGGAGCGCAGGACGCGTTGGTAGTCGTCGAAAAATACTACAACATGGGCGGATCGACGCTATGGGAAAATCCATCGCTCTCGACACATGGACCGGGACGTAAGAAAACTCAATGGTGGCGAAAAGTAGCAGACTCGTGGTCGATCATGGGCGCTAGCGGATCAGGCGTGACACTACGCAGCAAGGGCGTTGACGGATTCGCTCACAAGGTCACAGGAGGAACGATTCGAGCAAGACGCAAGAAATTCCTCACGATCCCGATTATTCCTCAGGCGCACGGACTATCGGCAGCGTCATACAGCAATACGATTTCCAAACTATTCGCCGTCAAAGGCGTGTTAGCGCAAGCAGATGAGAACTCCCCGACTGGCATCAAGCCGGTGTTCGTGCTGAAGAAATCCATAACGCAGAAGCCATGGAAGAATGCACTTCCACCTGAGAAAACATATCTCGATGCGTTCACGAACGGGGCGCTACAAAGCATCATTGCACAGGTCGAAAGTGCTACTTAAAGAAAAGTAATTACAAGCCGAAAGCGAGTGGTAATCTCTTACTCGAAATGGCGAACGAAATCATCAGTGCATCTTTTCAGACCGAGGTTGAAGCCTTGGCTGAGTGCATTGTTTATCTTCCTGAAGGCGAGCATGAAATCCATGCTACCGTGAACGGCAAGTCTGCCAAGCGCAAGGTCAAGGTCGATGAGTCGATCCTCGCTTCGTTCACAAACGACTTACAAGCTCGCCAATCTCGCAACGTGCGACCATTCGCAGGCTTCGACCACAAAGCTGGTCCGGCATCATTCATTCCCAAAGAGTTTCGATATGAAACGGGCGTTGGACTTGTGCTAGACATCGAGTGGACTCAAGCAGGCAAAAGCGCCATCGAGGGCAAAGACTACTCCTACTTCTCTCCAAACTTTCTTCTCGCTAACGGCACGCCAGCAGGTCTGCCAACTCACGGTGAGATCGGCTCGCTAGTCAATGAGCCAGCATTCGAGGCGATGGAAAAAATCGCTGCATCATACAACGAAACCAATATGGACATCAAACCACTAATCGAACTCGGACTTGTTACCGAGGATGTAGACCCTGAGAAAGCAATGGAAATTGCCAAGCTCGAAATCGAAGCCATGAAAAGCAAGATCGCTGAGATCGAAGCTGGTTACATGACTAAGGAAGCCGACGCAGTGCAAGCTGCTGCCAACCATGCTAACGAACTGGAGACAGTCACAGCATCGCGTGACGCTCTCGCCAGCGAAGTGGAAACACTCAAAGCATCACTTGCTGAGATCGAGGACAAAGCTGCTGACAGTGTGATCGCAGAAGCAGTCAATGCTGGTCGCATCGCTCCGCAAGATGACAAAGCCAAATCGTTCTGGAAGGCTCAAATCAAAGCCGACAAGAGCAATCTTGAAATTCTCAACGCCATCCCAGCTAAACCAGTCAACGGCGAAACCGTTCTTGCTGGCAAAGCCGAAGAAGGCACCAAGCAAACCGAACTGAAAGGACTCGATAAAGTCGAAGCAGCTTTCAAAGCTCAAAACCAATCTCACTAAACAAACAATACTATGCCAAACAACCTAACTCTGTTAGACCTTGCCAAGCTCAACGGACATGATCCCATCGTCGGTCTGATTGAGGAAGTCGCCAGTGCCTCGCCCGAGGTGACAATCATCCCAGCTCGCACGATTCGCGGCACGTCCTACAAGACAGTGACCCGCAACAGTCGCCCGAGCGTTGCATTCCGTCAAGCCAACGAAGGCACGGATGCCACCAAATCGAACTTCACCGAACGTCTGGTTGAGTGCTTTATTCTCTCCGCTCGCGTTGAAGTCGATAAGGCTGTTGCTCGCGGTTACGAAGACGGCGCCGAGGCTCTCCAAGCCATCGAGGCAATGGGAGTTATGCGCGCTGCTCTGACCACCGTCGGAACACAAACCATCTATGGCGACAACGCAAGCTCGAAAGGCTTCGCTGGTCTGCAAACATTGGTTAGCGCTCTTGGCAGTGACATCGTAGTTGACGCAGGCGGCACAACCTCATCGACCGGTTCCTCGGTCTACGCTATCAAGGCTGGCAACACCGGTGTGCAATACGTCTACGGTAACGGCACAACCTTCGATCTCTCGCCATTCCGCGAAGGCGACGCAGTGGATGCAGACGCCAAGCGCTACGCAGCATTCATCGCTGACCTCACCGCGTGGATCGGCTTCCAGTGCGTTAACAAGCACGCAATCGGTCGTTTGAAAGACCTCACCGCAGACAGCGGCAAAGGATGCACAGACGCCAAGATTGCCGAGCTTCTCAGCAAGTTCCCAGTTGGCGAGCGTCCGACTCACTTGCTCATGTCGCGCCGTTCCGCATTCCAGTTGCAAATCAGCCGGAACACAACCCCATCCACCAAGCAGGAAGCCTTCACTGGCATCCTTCCCGGTGTGCCAACGGAATCCTTTGGAGTTCCAATCATCATCACCGACTCGATCGTTGACACCGAAACCCTGACCGCTTAATTCTAACCATACAAAATCATGAGCTTCGAATTCAACCGAAACATTCAAGACAAGAATTACACCTCCACTGTTGCCATCGCGCAGGCAGGTGCTAACACCGCAGCATTTGACCTTGAGCAAGCAGTTGGTGGCGACATCGAGCGAGTAGTTTTCTCGCTTGCTGCACCGACCGCTGCTGGCATCTCCGACACCAAAGTCGTGACCTACGCTCTGCAAGACAGCGCCGACGGTTCTTCTTGGGCTGCCGTTGACCCAGCGATCAGCACGACTCAGACCGCTACTGCCTCCGGCATCGTTGCCAAAGAGGTTCGCTTCCGCGTTCCAGCTAACACCCGCCGTTATGTGCGCATCGCTCAGACGATGACCGCTACGGCTGGAACTGTTACTGGCAGCATGGTCGCCAAGCTTTTGTTCTAATCCGTTGGAACTTGTGTGCAAAGGGCGACGGGGTTGGTAGTTTCCTCCGTCGCCCTAAATTCTTGAAACTAAAATCATCATGGCTTGGATCGCGCTTACATACTCTGGACTTCGTGATAGACTCTCAACTGAGGAGTTCAATCGTTTGCTTGCTGAATGTCCAACACCTGAGGACAAAGCGCAGGAGATTCTCACGAGCGTTGCGCAAGACTTCGCCTCACGCGTCAACTCAGGACGTCGCAAGCGTGGATTGCCACCAGTGGTCAATACTGGCTTGTATGTGGCACCGGGCGCACGCAGGCACGCATACAATCTATCACGCCAAGAGCTGACAGATTCCTATCCATCGCTCGCAGAATTTAACGGCGACGATCGGCGCAAAGCAGTCGAGGAAGCCAACAGCTATCTCGATGACCTCGCAAACAATAACGCGGATTCCGATGATACCGGAGCCGAATCATTTGCTGCTACTAGCGGCAGTTCTTTTCGCTATGGCGGCGCGGCTGTCATGAACTTCTCAGAATCACCATGAGCCTAATTCGCCAGATAGTCGAAAGCATGGCAAAGACGCTGAAGGATCATGCGTATTTTCGCACCGTGCCGATTATTCCCGTGCTGGTTCAAGATCACAAAGACATCGACCGCGAGATCGAGAACGCAATGAGCAAGGCAGGCGCGTTCGTCATGGTCAACTTCTCGCAGAGTGAAGCTTCATCTTCGGACACACCCGGACCATACATGGACTCTGCGACTTTCTCGGTGACATGCTCGGAGATTCCAAGCGTCTGGAGGCAGCAGGCTGGTAACATGTCAAAGCCAAGCGCAACAGAGATCGGCGAGGCAGTGGCTCGCATTCTGCATCATCACAAACCGCTCGATTCAAACGGCGATTCGCTCACCGGCGGTATTCTCACTTTCGACTCAATGCAGGAGGATGCAACACCTCCGATGCTTCAACAAATCATCACTTTCAACTGCCCAGTGGGGCTACAAAATACAACTCCAACACGATAAATTATGCCAACATTCGACAGAACCACCATCGTTCGCGGTCCTTGCAAAGTCACCTATGATTCGCAAACATTCTACTCCAAAGCTGGAGTGGTGCTGACCACGACTAACTCGACATTCGACAAAGAAACTGACGCCTATGGCATCGTGAGCAAGTCGAAAACCGACTTTACCATCGTCGTTGAATTTGAGCCAGTAGGCGAGATCGAGGCGCTCGCAGTTCTTTTTCCGCACGGCAACACATCAATGGGAGCCAGCATTTACGGCGCGACCGACAAGAACCTTGTCATAGTATCAGTTGACAAAACCTACACGATCCTCAACGCGCAGATCACGCAAATGCCGACCATCTCGTGCAGCGCGACCAAGACCGCGTTCGGCTCGGTGCAGTTCACAGGATTGCTCAAGATCGGTGGCGATCCACAGAACATCGAGGACTACTACACGACCACGACTGGCGCGAGCATCGGAACAGGATTCAATCCATCCTTGATCTACACCGCACCTTACACCGCGACACTTGGAGCACTTGATCCATTCATGAGCGCAGAAGGCTTCGAGATCAGCTTCGACTTGTCACTCAATCCAGTCATGGTTGACGGCATCGGCACGGTGGATATGAGCATGGGAAATCTAGGCTGCAACATAACCTGCATTCCGACTGGCATTGATCAACTCGACTTCGATACCTTCTTCGACAACCTCAGCGCAGGCGAGGACTTGGCAGTGAGCGCACTCGAAATCAAAACCACCACAGTGGGAGGATTGGACTTCGATGCAGCAGCGGTTCAAGTCACCGAGCTACAACGCAACTTCTCAGCGGCTGACAACGTTCTCGGCACGCTCACCATGAGCGCCAAGCGGACATTCAGCGCAGGAGCACCAGTAGCACTTTTCACAGTCGCAGCAGTATCCTAAGCCATGTTCGTTAGACTCCAGCGCGGCGCGATTGCTTACGACCTCGCCGGTGGCGACGGTCAAAGAAGCGAAACGTCCAACTTCCAAATCTCGGCTGAGCCGAACTTCCAGCAGGTGCAATACATCGAGGCTGACCAGTTCGATCAGTTCTTTCGCGGTGGATCCAGCACGACTGTCAGCTTTGACAGCGTGCTGACATTCGCATCACTCACCGACGCCGAGAACTACTTGCTCAACATGCCTCAAGGCTTGCTCTCACAGGCGACACAGACGGCGACGATTGGCAGGCTGACAGCGGCAGGCACAGTGCAATCTGAAACGCTAACTTGCGTCGGCACAACGACGGGAGCTGGCAACATCAGCTGGTCATTTACGAGCGTGGACGTGACGGCGAGCGGGACTACCGCGGTGCTATTAGGCGACACGCCGACACAATACGCGGCGAAGATTGCGACCTCACTGAACGCAAATTCAAGCATCGCGTTTCGCTATGTCATCACGAGTTCAGGTGCGACCGTCATCATCACAAAGCGCCAAGCAGAAGCCAATGACGGCACACTTGCGCTTGTCACGACAAACGGCTCACCACCGCCAGGTATCACAGGTGCAACGAGCGGAGCGCCTTCAACGGCTGGAGTCGCACCGACGATCTCTAACTCGAAAACGCTCTCCAGCGTCTCATGCGTGGTCAATCTTGCGCAAAACGGAGTTTCGATCTTGCAAAACGTAACAATCCTCGGTAAATACTAGCCATGGCAGCGAAGAAAGTAGATATCAAGATCAACACGACTGCGAGCGGGACAGGCGCGAAGCAGACCGCCGATGATCTTAAAAAACTAGGAAATGAAGCCGACAAGGTAGCAGCAAAAGCTAACACAGCGGCATCAGGCGCAGCAAAGGCAGCATCTGGCAGAGCAGCACAAGTAGGTTTTCAAGTGCAGGACATCGCAGTTCAGGCACAAATGGGCGTTGCTGCAACTACTATTCTCGCACAGCAAGGTTCACAATTACTTGGAGCATTTGGTCCTACTGGCGCTATCCTTGGCGGTATTCTCGCCATTGGAGCGGCAGCGACTGGGGTCTTCATGAAAATGGGAGACGACACAGCTACGGTGAAGGAAAAAGCTGAGAAACTAGCTGAGGCAATCGACAAGATCGCAGAAAACGCTGGCAAGATGGAATCTGAAAAGATTGACATGGGGCGTGATGCAATTGCGGAGGCGATTGAGTTGACAAAATTACTAGCACAAGGATTTCAAGCGGCATCGAACAATGAGCAACTTTTCACAAATCAAGCGCTTGCTGAAATAAACAACCTCAAGCAAGCAGAGATCGAACTCAAAAAACTTAGAGGAGATTACACTGACACGCAAGCATCACTAGACTCGATCAAGTTACAAAATGAAGCGATTCTCTTACAGCAAGAACAGCAAAAACAAGCTGAGATTGAAAAGGTAAAGCAAGCAGAGCAAGCTAAGATTTTAGCTCAAGATGAACTAGCACAACGTGGTCAAGCTTTAGTTCTCAGTCAGCAAGAACTTGATACTGAAATCAAAAGGCTTGATGCTTTACGCGAGCGCAAAAAAGAGCTTGAAGCAACAGCGGCAAAAACAGTTGATTTAGGCGGATTCAAGGAAGGCAGCGGATCACGTTCTTTTGTCCCTCCAGAGGCTAAGGCAGCACAACAACAACTTGCATCAACTCCATTTGATGCTGAAATAAAAGCATTAGATGCACGAATCACAGCCATCTCAAACGCTGTTAACGGCAGATTGCAAGAGGATTTGGATGCGGCGGCTAAGGGCTTGCTCGCATCGGAAATCACCTTGCAAAATGTCAGCATAGAAGTAACTGGCGCACTTGAAAGGCTCGACCTAAAAGGACAAGAGCAATTTATATCAGGCAAAACAAAAGAGATCGAAGCGCAAGCAAAAGTAAACGCTGATTTGCTGAGAAGCACTTTTGAAAACATCACTCCAGTAAATGATGCGCAGAAGCAAGGTCTAGAGACCATTCAGTTCTTGCTAAAGGACAATCAGATTCTTGCCAATGAAACAGGAAAAGCAACAGTCGCCATTCAACAAGTAACAAGCAGCGCAACGACAGCTCAAAACATTAACGTGCAGAACGTCAACCAACTATTGCAACTAATGAATAGTTTCGGGGCGCAATTGCAAAAGCAAAACAAAGAGATTCAGAAACTCAATGGTAGATATTTGTCACCTAAAAAAGCGAACTAATGCCAGTCTGGACTATAACGGGAGAATCAGGAAAAGCTTGGAATACAACTTCTAAGACATTGGAAGGCTTGCAAGTTTCTGATGGTTCATTGACATTTCGCAGCGTTGGAGTTGACGAGCTTGTATTGACAATTTCACCCGAAAACATTGTTAGCTACACCACTCCCGATTATGCTCAAAGAGTCGATCTATTTCGCAGTGGAACACGCTTTTTTACTGGTTACGTCACGAACGTGCGAACGGCATCAAACAACTCGATCACGGTCACGATCAGCAATGCGTGGTGGTTCATGGAACGCATCAACTACGTAACCAATCAAACGGACGGATCAGGCGCGAGCGTAAGCCGTATCACTGGAGTATTTGGAACGGCAGCAAGCGGCGTGAATTTAGGGACTGCCATTCAAACAGCAATCAATACAAGCGTTTCGTTAGGCGTTCCAATGGCAAACATTGCGGGAGGTAGCAGCGTTGGAAGTTACTTTGACATTCCACGAATTACACTCAATCAATCGAATTGCGCAGAAGTCATATCCGAGCTTGTAAGGCTCGTTCCTGACACGATGACGTATTTCGACTATACGAACGCCACGCCGACATTCAACGTCGTCAGGAGGGCAGCAGCGACGACGCGCACGCTCACGATCGGCACATCACCCGTGGAAGATTTTGACGTC